ATGTAATAACATTTAAAAGAATAATTAAATTGGTTCGATTGTATTCATTTTTTCGAATAAAAGTTACTATCCATCCCAAAAGTGCTATTGAAAGTAAAATAATAAGCACAATTGTGGAAGTTTCCATCCTACATTTCCTCCTGGCTCATAAATGACGGAATTTCTGTTTCCGCTGACTCTGCTGCCGGGATCGGTTCTTTATCTGCTGTTTTTACGGTTTCGGCTACGGTTGGCTGCTTTGGCTTTTCTTCGATTGCTTCTGGCTGTGGAATGAATTCTTCTGTGTTTGCGTTCTCACTAATTTCATAAGCAACGTCCTGTTCAATAATATCCTGTTTTGGAATATTCTCTGTGTTTTCGTCAGCTTCCTGTACAAAAACATCGCCGTGGCTGTTAATGATCTGCTTTAATGCACGATTAATGACTGTTTTCTTTGCCATTTGATCGGTAAACTTCTGGTGTGTTCCATTGCCGTTTTCTTTGTACCCATATCCCTGTAACCAAGATTGTTTGATCTGCTTCATATTCATAACTTCCAAGTGTTTTGAACCATCTTCCATCTGAACTACTGCATATGCGCCAAGGATTTTATCATTATCAATATTCATAAAATCCTGTTCGTGGGAATCAAGTACCTTGTTTCCATCTTCAATGTGGTATTTGAACTTATCTCCTTGGTAGATGATCTCGGCGTGAATATCTTTCATTCCGTATCTTCTGGCTATTGTAATGTTTCCGAAGTAAGACCTCTGGAACTGGCACTGATTTCCGTAACAAATAAAATATCCTTGCTTTTTCTGCACTGAAAGACCAAGTGTCGCCATGTTCATAAGGCTGTTTGCAATGCTTGTGGATGTGCAAGATTCCAGAACTGGCTTATTATTTCTGTCTTTTGTTTCTTTCAGAATCAAATATGCCCCCATGAGCGCATTGCTGAGGTTGTAGTCTTTTGGGAACGAAAGACCGTATTCGCATTTTTTTTCAAGCTGCTTAACCAATCCATCAATGAATGAATTGTTGATTACAATTGCCGCCTGCTGTTCTCCTGCTGTTGCTAACTTTGTTTTTCCTGCCATTTTAATTCTCCTTTTCTTTTTTTGCCTTAGGTGCATTCAAAATGAGATAATATGTAATGTTCTGTAGTTTCCTATAATGATATACGCTGTCCTATTTTCGATGTGTCATATTATCCCATCGTGAATACACCTAAGGTTTTATTTATTTTCTTGGGTGCACGCGCAGTAGATTGAAAATATGTTTTTAGCTATCATGTTTTGCCCTTCTGTTTTATTTTCTATCTTCTGGCTTACATAATTTGTAAATCTTCAATCCACCGTGAATGCACCTGAGAGTTATGCTCGGTGGCATATGAAACAGAATGAATTTAATGTCGTGTCATGCGCTATCATATTCTGTTATTTTTCTTACTGTACTTTCCGGGCATTCACCCGGATTCATATACCACCGATAGTTACCAAATTAAATGATAGTCACATTGTCTGGGTTGATGTGATATCTTCCGTTTCCATTTGCTCTCTGTGTTCCGATTCCAATGTACTTTCCACTGGTTTCAATCAGCTGCAATACTGTTTCATATGGAAATACAATGTCCGGGCAAGATACTTCAATAGTAGTTCTCCAATTATGGAACACATTACTGCTACAAAGAACCGGACTTGCACTGATTCCAGAAGTCGGAACGATCTTATTTACTACCTCAACAGATTCAAAGTTTACCGGGCAAATAGAACCTTCGATTGAAAGAGAACGCTTGATATCTGTTCCTTTCTTTCCTGTGGAATCTTTGAAGAAAGTAATAAATGTTTCGGTGAATGATTTCTTGAATGCCTGTGTAAGAATGCAAGGTCTGTTGTTTGCCATGTAATCTTTCCACTCTTCCTCGGTGTAAAGGGAAATATCTTCATCGTGGAAATTAATTGGTTTTTCCCAGTGAATACCAGTAATTAAGCCCTCCCAAACATTCTTGGGCTGATTGTAAATAGCTGGCATTTTGAAGCCTTTGTCCTTGGACTGCTTGAAACATTCAGCCTGTTCATAGTAACGGCTTCTTTTGTGAAGAATGAGGTCTGTGTCCCCAATTAACTCAACTCTTAATGTGGTTTCCTTTAAAGGTTCGATTGTGATGTTTTTTGCCATGTTGCTTTCCTCCTAAAATAAAATGATTTTTTATTGTTTTTGTTTGCGCAAACACTCAAACAGATTAGTAACGCTATGCTGTAATGTAATGTTTTGTGCTGTCATGCGCTGTTCTGTTCTGCGAAACTAATCCGCTTGAATCTTTGTGCAAACTCCAAATGTACTTAGCAAGCAGTAGAATGTGCTATATTTTACTGTCGTGCGCTGTTCTCTATTGTGCGAAGATATAATTTTCTTAGCAGTGTTTCTACTGCCAACTAAATACACTTGGTGGTTTATCTACTTGGTAGGTAACATGAAGTGTCATGTTCTTTGATGTATTATAATTTCATATCCTTTATTATTTTGTTCTTTGGCATCTCATGCCACCTACCCAGGAGATAATTTTGTTTGGATGAGCCGCTTTGCAGACGATATAAAAGTCATGGTTTGTTGCGGTGTAGTGTAATATCATGTTTTATACTTTCGTGTTCTGTTTTACACTGTACTGACGTTTGTACCGCCTACAAAACAGCCCATCCGTTAAGTGTTGTGTCCTATTGTGTTCTATTTCTTGCTGTTATTATCTGTCTTATTCTTTCCTATTCTGTTTTAAGTGTTCACAACACTTGTCACTCTGCATAAGTAATCTATTCTATCCTGTTATATGCTGTTTTGCTTTGTTCTTTCATATTCTTCTACTTATGCAGACTGATAAATGCTGTGGTTCCCTACGGTCATAAACCTGTATTGAACTGAGGTGTAATGTAATGTTTTCTGTTATTTTATAATCTAATAAAGCGTTTTTTTATCCTTTCAATACAAGCATATCAACGTAGAAATTTCGCCGCTACTGCACTCATAAGCCCGTAAGAATAAGGTGCTTTGCTGTGCTCTGTGATATTATGTATTGTCCTATTTAGCAATATAATGTGCCATAATATAGTTTGATTTCTTCCTACTCTTGCAGGCATATCAGCACAGTAGCGGCATTCATGTTTAATTAATCAGTTCCCAAACTTCTTCGTATTCAGAAATATTCTGGTATTTCTGCTTCACTGCCAGAAGTTCATTTCGGCAACGCTCTAAAAGTGCTTCGTATTCATCCGGCTGTTTCAAAATAAGCTGTGTTGGCTTATATCCGCTTTTTCCATCTGTTTTGTAAAACACTCGAATTGCTGTCGGCTTTGGCTTGTTGTCAATATCCTGTTCCACGATTTTTAACTGACAAACTATCTGTCTGGCTTCTTGGATTCTGTATTTTTCAGCTGCTATGGAATCATCCCATGTAAAGCACTTATGTAATTCTGTACTTTCGTCCCTTGCTTTCTCAAGAATCTGTTGTGGTGTAGCTGATTCCATCTGATCGCAAATTTCCATGATTTCAGACGCACATTTTGTAGCATCTGCCTTAAAAAAATGTTTTCCCCATGTTGCTGTTAGCATTTTCCCCTCCTGTTTGTCAGATTACTTTCAAATCCCCATCTGTCACTCTTAGCACAATCATCTGCCTGTCTAACATAGGTATCCTGCTTTTGTCAATGCTCTCAGAATCATCAATCCAAAGCGGAAGATTCAGCCCATTCATTTCCTGTAATCCATTCAGTAAATCAACCTCGCAAAGAATTTTGTCTGAATGATTCAATCCGCTGTTGTAGTCAATTCCATTGCAGATCATCTTGCAAGTTTCCACTGGATTTCCCTCAATCGTGTAATCAAGGAAACTGAACTGGAAATGATGGAAAAATGGATTGATTTTCTCTGCCAGTGCCTTATTCTTCTGAATTGAGAAGTTAAGAACGGTGTCAATATTCTTTTCAATATCGGCTTGTACCTGTCCAAGGCGTTTCAGTTCCTCATTCAGTTCGGCTACTCGCTTTTCTTTCTCTGTGACTGCTGCCTGTGCAATTTTGATATCTGCATCCACATTGGAAATCTGTTTCATGACATTGCTGATCTGCATTCTTAATTCCTGTTTCTTTCCAGGAACATCATCAAATGATTTCAGTTTCTCTTCAAATTCTGAAATTCTCGCTGTAACCGCAAGATATTCTTCATCATTTTTCATATCTACAGATTCCGGAAGCTCCGTAAATTTGGACTGTTCTTCCTCAATCTGTTTAGTGAGTTCAGCAACTTCATCCTGTGCTACGCCGATTTCCGATTGTAATTTGTTGATTTCCTCGTTAGTTTTCTTTAATTTTGCAGAAGCAGAATTTCCAAGATCACAAGTTCCTTTTAACTGGTTCTGTTTTGCTGATTCCCAGTTTTGCTTTTTGGTTAATTCATTTTCAATTCTGAACTTCTTCTTTTCTTCAAAGGAAGCTCTCAATTCGGAAATTTGTTCTTCTGGCAGTTCCTTCCCACAGGTCGGGCAAATGGTATCAGAATCATTGAATGTTTCAGCTTCAATAGCTTTCAGTCCAGAATCATCCCACTCCATTTCTTTGATTCTCGGATAGTCCTGTCTGGCTCTATCCAAGTCAGCTTTTGCCTGTTGTGCTTCCCTTATGTGGTTGTCCAGTTCCATTCCAATAATACGAATGCTTGATTCCTTTTCTGATTTTTTTAACTTAAGTTCGGAAACTGTATCAGAAATGAATTTTTGTCTGGCTCTTAACCATTCATTCGCCTTGCTAACCAGACCATCCCTAGAAGATTTCAGTCCTTGGATTTCATATGAAAGGCTGTCATAACCCTTTGCTGAATCTTCAAGAATCTGTTCCTGTTCTTCCATCCTGGAAATCTCCGCATTAAGCTCCTGCTTTTTGGATTCCAAGGAAGAAGTGTCTTCTGCTTCAACGCTTCGATTGGTTTCATATGCAATCTCCGTGTTTTTGGCATCCACCTTTTTCTTCTGTGCATTCAGTTCCTTTCGGAGCTTCTTCAAGGTATCCTCTACGGAATGCCCCTTTGTGATTTCTTCCACATGAGCGTACTGTGGATTCTCTTCCATAAACTGAGCAATATCGAAACCAGACATCTTTTCCAGTACCTTCCTGGATTCTGCGGTTGACTTCTGCAATGTATCCATAAATGGTTTTGGATTACTACACATCAGAAGCGTTGAAGGCTCTGCTATTGATTGAATGAACTCGGTATAATCCTTTGATTTAGCCGGGAATCCGTCAATTTCATAAGAAGTTTCATTTCCATCGAACACCTCTTCTGACTGTCCTCTCGGTTTTCTCCACTTCTGCTTTGTGATTTTGCGGATCACTTTTTCTTTCCCATCAATCGCAAGTGTAAGTTCTCTTACAACATCAACCTTTGGCACTTCCACACCATTTTCTTTTCTACGAATAGAAGTTGGTTCTGTACCATTTGCCATCTTTCCTGTCAAAACGTCCAAATATGCGTCCTGTAATGTGGATTTTCCTTCTCTGTTTCTGCCGGAAATCTCTGTTCTCGGAAACAAATCTACAGACTTACTCGGAAACTTCTTGTAATTCTCCAGCGAAATCTTTTTTACTTCCACCTTCATGCTCGATTATCCTCCTTATTGATACCTCGTATGCAGTTCTAAGCTCTACTTCATCACCAGATAATTTTTTCTGATAAATTCGGCTCTGGATTCTTCCGATTATGCTTACATAATCACCGACCTTGAAATTAGCAGCTTCTCTGGCTTCTTTCCACCATGCTACACATGGGATATAATCCGTTCTTCGCAAGTCATATTCGTTGCACGCAATCATCAAATCACAGATTTCTTTTCCACTTGGTGTTCTTCGATAAACAGGCGGTTTGCAAAGATAACCCTCCAGAATGATTTTGTTTTCACCTTCTGCGCTCCCATCGCCATCTCCACACCAGATTGTTTCCGCTTTGATTTCAAGAATCAAATGTAACTTTCCACTTTCATGTTTGTTTGAAGAACTGTATCTTCCTTCAACATAAGCATGTTTTCCAATCTTTAAACCTTCCGTCTGCTTTTCTTTAACAATTACTGGAAGCAAATCTACGTTCCCACTGGTACGCTTTGCACCAATATAGAATCTTACGAATTTTTCTCCGTCCTTGAAAAACGTTCCTGGCTGAATGTCCATTATTGCGCCAAATATCTGAACTTCATTCTTATTATTCTTCATCCTCCAATTTCTCCATTTCTTTTACGGAAATCTCATATACACTTTCCGTTTCTTCCCCATTAACATAAACATCACGGCTCATTAACCTGCCAGTTACTTTAATGTAATCATTTCTTTTAACGTCTACCGCCAGATCAGCACCTTTTCCCCATAAAGTGCAGCGAGTAAAGTCGGCTCTTTCTGAAAAATCTCTTGGAATTGCCACGAAAAGATTTGAAACTTTCCTGTGCGTTACTGGTGTAAGCTTTGCATATGGCTCTTTCGTGCAACTTCTGGCAATAAACTCTACTTCGTTTATATCACCATCCGGAACCTGTTCATCTAGGATTTCCACTTCATCAGCTGCGATATAATTAACATTGTGGTGCTTATTTGGATTTTTAGAAGTGTCCATGCTTCTGATTGCTCCTGTTACCACAATTTCTTTTCCGTTGTAATTGCTGTCACGTACAATGGAATCTTCTATGACTATTGGAAACATATCCACTGCACCGCTTCTGCGAATGACTGTCAGCATAAATTTGTAATAGTATCTTCCGTAATGTTCGTGGCTGAACACTATTTCCCCGGCTCTACCGGATAATCTTACTTTATTTAATCTTTGCATTTACTTTTCCTCCATTTCTAATATAATAGGAAGAAACACCATTGAGAATAAGACTGTTGATACAAAGAACACCCCGATAGCATCAAATGATGTAAGCATCCATGTGATTGAGAAGATTACTGTAAACACCCCTATCCCTACAAATATTTCTCCTATTGTCTTTACCACCTCTTTCATTTTGTCCTCACTTTCTTCTGTATGTGGTTACTGCAAGTGCAGCTGCCAGAATAGCGATAATTACATTTCTTGCCATCAGCTTTTCTTCCAGATCAGCAATGATTTCACTGGAAAGTGGCTGATTTTCTCCATTTTTTTGCATAAAAAATCCTCCTGTTATATTTTTGTTTGTCAAATACAGGAGGTTGTGTTATAATAATCCTGTATTTAACTAACTCATTCTTAGTTAGATACCGTCCTGGTTGGTGTGTCCGCACCTTCCAGGACACTTAATCTGCTTCTACAAATTTTCCATCTTTCAGCGTATAGAAAGTATCTTCCTTGATATTTTTCCCATCTACTTTTGCTGATTTAACATCTACAATATGATATTCATGATTGATCTCTTTCCACTCTGCTAAAACAATAAAACATCCAATTTTTCCTTTAGCTTTTGAATTAATTCCTGTAGCTAATGCAATACTTTCTTTTCCTTCTACAATTGCCGCTGAATAATCTCCGGTATTGGTTGCCGCTGAATAATCTCCGGTATTGGTTGCCGCTGAACGATTTCCGGTATTGGTTGCCGCTGACTGATATCCGGTATTGGTTGCCGCTGACTGATCTCCGGTATTGGTTGCCGCTGACTGATATCCGGTATTGGTTGCCGCTGACTGATCTCCGGTATTGGTTGCCGCTGACTGATTTCCGGTATTGGTTGCCGCTGAATAATCTCCGGTATTGGTTGCCGCTGACTGATCTCCGGTATTGGTTGCCGCTGACTGATTTCCGGTATTGGTTGCCGCTGACCGATCTCCGGTATTGGTTGCCGCTGACTGATTTCCGGTATTGGTTGCCGCCGACCGATCTCCGGTATTGGTTGCCGCTGACTGATATCCGGTATTGGTTGCCGCTGACTGATCTCCGGTATTGGTTGCCGCTGACTGATTTCCGGTATTGGTTGCCGCTGACTGATCTCCGGTATTGGTTGCCGCCGACCGATCTCCGGTATTGGTTGCCGCTGACTGATATCCGGTATTGGTTGCCGCTGACTG